TGCTCCTATTCGGGGGTTGACGCCTGCGACCAATACCTTTGAACGTGTTGGTTTTCTAAACACACCGTTCATTGATATTGACTTCCCATCTGCATCGCACCACAAGGATGCCGTTACTTCGACGGGACTTCGCGGTGCTATTGAACAACTGCAAGACTATCAAAGACGAGTCAAGGCCAAAGGGTTCAACCCGATAGGCAATGTCTACATGACTCCCGCAGGTGTTCATTACATTGAACAGGGGTTCGAAATGAACCCCCGTACTTTCGACAGGATGGGGTTCAATAAACACACCGATCCTTTCTATCGTTCATTCTCCATGAACCCGACACCCATTGAGATGGCAAAGCATCCCAGTGATTTCGGCATCATGGCGGGAGGCAAGGAAGGATTTGGTCGTATTGAAGTTGATGAGTTCTTGAGGAGGAACAACCCTCGAGACCCCGGAATGATGTCGAGGAGAGACGTCGCTGGTTTGTTGCGGCCCAACTTCTCAATCCGCACGGCCCCCAAGAGAATGCTGGATGGCAGCATACGGATAGAGAGACAGCCGGGGGGACTAGTGGGCGACTTCGTGAAGATGCGGCTTGGCACGCTGGGGACAGGGAAGCCCCTCGAATCAGCGTTGGAAGCCACACGGATTCACGACGAAGAAATCAAGAACGCTTTGATGCGGACATTCCAAGAAAAGCATGGCATGGAAGGTGCCATGAAGGTAAGTAGAGAAAGAGCATCTCTTCCTGCTGCGATTCTGCCGAAGGAACAAAAGAAACTTCTGGGCATTGATGCGGCAAGGCTCAAGAAGATGACTCGACTTGGTATCCCCGGTCTAGCATTGCTGCTACTTGGGGTTGCCGCATCGAGCATGGATAGCCAAGAGGCTTGATATAGATCAACACTTGCCACCCCCGGCCCCGCGTTCGCGGGGGGCCGGGGTTGTCACATTCCTTTCTGGAGGTACACATGTACATTTCACTCAGTGGTAGTTCCCTTAGTTCACTCTCTTCTGCCTTGGAAGAGTATGTCCGAGACCATCTCCTTCACTACGAACGCGAGACTTACGACAAGTTGCACGCCCATGAGTTCGGTGGAGAATACGCCACCGATCTTGCCGTGGAAGAAACGGCATCTGACATGGCGGAAGAGTTCCACGGCGACATCGAAGCCATCGTTACCGACTACTTCGAACGGAACACTCACTGGCAAGCAGAGGCCCTTGAGAAGTTGGAAGATAAGTTGAAAGAAGCCGACGAAGAAGAAGAAGCAAACAAGGAGGACGAAGAATGACATGGGATACCGAAAGTGTTCATCCCCCCACTGATGACCCTGACCCCCAGTGGGAGGCCGCAAAGCGAGCAGATCCCGAAGCCCTGCGGCTGGAGTTGGAATCACTTGCTAGTCTTGTAGACTCAATCGACACCGCCATTCACGCAATGCAGAGGCAGATCCATGGACTTAGAGACGGACTGGAACAACACTCCTCCCCCCACCCCCAACGGGATTCCGTGGACAAAGAGCATGTCTCGGGAGGGCTACGAGTATCTTCAAGCGTTCGGGATCAACGCGATCATTCCTCCCCTCCGTTCTAGTGACTACGGCACCTGCCTGTCAGACCCCTTTGCCTACTTCATGGCACGACGGCTTGGTGTAGTGCCCGCCGTTAAATGGTCGAAGGCCATGAACCGTGGCACTTGGATGCACCTCAGATTCCAGCACTACCACAGATCTCTGGCGGACGCCCGTGACCGGATGGAACGGGCACTGGCTGATAGGCTTTCAGAACTTTCTGAAAGTTGCAAAGACGCAGGCATGGTGGGTTCTGCGTTGAGCAAGATCCTCGAACGCGAGGAGCGTGACATGCGTTCCTCTTTGGCTTGGTATGAAGCAGCACGAGCCCTACCCTGCTTGGACGGCCAGTCGTTCGAAGATGTACTTCTCAGCCCCCGCTGGCACCGAATGGGTACCGAGTACCGGCTCGTTACGTCTATCAAGACCGACGACCGGGCTCGGCCTATTCGGTGTATCTGTCAGCCGGACCTCCTCCTTTACAACAAGGAGGACAACACCGTCTGGATCGTGGACCTGAAGACCACCGCCATTTCCCCCAAGATGCGGTTGGCTAGTGTGCCCATCGAATTCCAATGCGAACACTACATGTTTAGTGTCAATGAGTTGCTGAAGACTGGACAAATACAGCAAGCCTTTAAGATCCCTAAAGACGCAACCCTTGGTGGTATGATGCACCTAGCCATCAGAAAACCAAGCATTGAGTTCGGGATGAAGGACCGAGACTACACGCTGGACATGTCGCCATTGAAGTCAGGCCCCCGCAAGGGCTTGCCCCGTAACACCAAGATCTACGAGGGCGAACCACGGTTCGACAACTACCTCGACAGATGCGATGACTGGTATCAAGCACGGAAAGACTACATCGACAAGGCACCGGAGTGGGCCGAAGATCCACCCGTCAACATTTCAATGACAAAGGCGTCCCTAGTACTTGACCCCGCCATCAACAAACGGTATCGTGACCGCGTAAGGCTGGTCCAACACTACGCCCTCTGCAACCCATACCCAGAGAACTTCCCGATGTCAGATCGGGTCGCCCACATGGGACGGTTCTCTACCTACTCCCCCTTCATGCTGTCGCCTGTAGGGGACTGGCCCTCGCTGGTTCAAAGCGAAGGGTTTACGCTTCGTCGTCGGGATGACCCCATCCCTGAAGAAGTGGAGTTTGATGTCATTGCTGAACCGGGGTCGGAGTTCGAGGAATGAAAGGACACTGGAAGGGCAAGTCCACACGGGACGCTATTTACCGAGCAGGAAGGAATAGGAGTTCCAACCCCAAAGATCGTACCAAGTCCAAGCACAAGCCCCTACCGGGCTACAAACAAAGGAAGCGAAAATGAGTGACGACAATTTTGAGAACGACATTGCAGAGGCGGTAATCCGCCCTAAGTTGCAGAAGGTCTGCGAAAACTACGGTGCTATCAACACCAAGGCAGATCTCCGCAAAGCGTTCATTGACCAAGAAGGCGTGTCAATGTCAGCCGCTAAGTTCGAGAGTTATCTCAACATGTTGGGTATCACCTTCGTGAAGAAGGTGGAGATCAAGGGTCTTTACCCCGATGCACCGCCCCCGGCGACCGCCGGGGCGGATGCCTCGGAGGAAGAAGTCATATTTGATAATGAAGAGGTTGAACCGTCAAGGTACAGGAGCCAGCAACGACGTAACGACATGTTCGGTCTGGCATGAATCATACAACTCTAGTAGAAGGAACACCGATGGGCTTTACCAAACTCGGTTTCTCAGGACAGCGGATGAAGTATCCGCTCAACGCTCTCTTCGGCATGGTGGTTGGAGAACAGAACACAGGCAAGTCATACCTGTTTCAGTCCAACCCCGATGCCTTCATCATCAACCTTGATCTCTCGTCCACCGTGACGCCAGAATGTCGTGCCACCATCTGGCCCGGCGTCAACGATCAGGGTCTTCCAGTCGATATCGACAACAAGCACATCGTGTTGGATTGGGAGAAAGTACTGGAGAAGAAGCAGCAACTCATTGACATGGCGAAGGCCAACGAGCCTCGACCCAAGTGCGTGGTCCTCGACACGATCACGCCTTGCGTCCGACTGCTCAAGCCGTACATCGCCAAGAAGATGGGCAAGACTTCTTTCGAGCAGGCTCACGGCCCAGCCGCTTACGACAAACTCTTCGACGAGATCCTGTCGTTCGCGTTTGACCTACGCCAAGTAGGTTACGGGGTGTGGTTCATTGCACACCTCAGCCGTGAGTTCTTGCAGATCTCCGACGACGGAGCAAAGCAGGAAGAGTTGACCCTCAATCTCTCGGCAGGCATGGTCCGTCGCCTGACGCCAGCCGTTGAGATGATTGCTCCCGTGTGCTGCGATCGACGCTCCACCACCGTGATGGAGAAAAAGATTGTGAAATCCGGCACGAAGGAGATCGAACGAAAGATCCCGAAGGAGCAGATCATCTACGACCGCAAGTTGGCGTTTGATGATGCACGCTTCTCTCGTATCATTCGCACCCGCACAACTAACCGTATGCCCAACATCCCTTTGGATCCTGTTGATCCGTGGGGTTCATTCGAGTCCGCGTTCGATAACGCAAATAAGGAAACAGAGCAATGAGTATCAAGCGAGCCGTCTTCGACAACTTCGAGTCCGACTTCAACGAGACCGAAGTCTCCCAAGGCTACAACGATTGGTTCCCCGAAGACGGAACCTACGAGTGCCTGATGACCAGCATCGTTCAGGTTGACTGCCCCTTCAAGGAGAAGGATGGCACCACCCACGACGGCACCCTCATCAAGTTCCACTACCGTCTCCTTCAGGACGACGATCAGCCCGACAACCCCCGCTCTTTCGAGGGTGGTCCCATGGTCTTCCCCGACTGCGGCAAGGCTGGCCTCAAGACCGACGGTGGTCAGATTCGTGTGGACATCGCCCTCAAGCGGATGAAGCAGACGCTCACCGTCGTTCTTGGCGATGTTGCCAGCATGGGCTCCGGTCTTCAGCAGATCGAGGAACTCCTCGGTACTGAAGAAGTCCCGGTCAAGGTCCGTTGCAAGTCCCGCGAGGGAGCCAACGGCAAGGTCTACGGCGAAGAGATGATTCTCGCTCGCCTTGAAGAGTCCTGAGCCCCCCGCTCAAAGGATAGGTGCCAGTCCGGGACGGGTAACCACAGGCACCCTTGGTGGCCCCGTTTACTAATCCTCTCTTTAGGTCCCGGCGTCTTTTACTTCGCGGTGTCTGGCGTCGGGGCTTTTAACTTGCACTATCTCTTGGGACATGGGATAATGCAGCCTCCAAACTAGTCCCCCCACTTCCGGCATGGGGATACCGTTGCCACGGACCCCATGCCTTTTCCTTAGATCTCTTTCTCCTCCGGCTTCACGTCCTTCTTTATGAGGGGCGTGAGGCTATTCTAGGGGGATGAAGTTGACTGAATTGCCAGTATGGGCTACTGTCTCCCGTGCCCGAGAACGGGAAGGGCTTGATGCACCAGTCAGAATACGCATCACGCAAGACCTAGAAGCCCTGCCGCTGCCGCCATTGGACCGGCAGAACCCTACGCCTCGTGGGTTCTGGAGGCAGACTGGCTCCCTCTCGGTGCTGGGCGATTGGCTGATCGCCCGCGTTGGAGAAAGCCCCGGACCTGCCGAGCGTCTACATCGTCCACTCGTGATGACGTTCCGTCAGGTTCGGGGCTCTCTAAAGTTCATAGATTTTTATGTGACCGCAGATCACAAAGAGGAGTTACGACCTCTTCTTTCCCCCCCACAACATGCGACGCTACTACCGGGACGTATCCCCGGTGGCGTTCGTTTCACACCCCCAGACAACTACGAAGTCTGGCTACCACTAGGAGCAGAAAATGCCCGCCAAGAAGACCACCAAGAAGACGGCTAAGAGAAACAAGCGTTTTACCGTCACTTACAACACCCCTGTGTACACCAAGGCGACAAAGACCATGCCGCCAAAGATTGGCAAGAAGCATGTCTTTACCATCTCTTGTGACTCCGAGATCGTTAAGGCAATCAATGCCTTTCAGAACGACTACGACATGGGTTCTCGTTCGGTCGCATGTCGCGTTGCCCTGAAGCGATTCCTCAAGGAAGAAGGATACCTTAAGTAATGCACACTGAGAACCTCACATGCGAGGACATTCACACCGGCCCGGCTATGACTAGTCGGGTTTTTCATTGGGAGCATCTCCCGTCCGATGCACAGAACATCATCAAGGACACAATCAACGAGTCCATTGAGCGGGAACTGCCAAAGCACCTCACCACTGGTAGCGATATCATCGACGCGGAAGTCGTTGTGCAAGTTACCATTCACACCCAGATTGCGGAGTATTGATAATGGCTCACGAGATCACCAGTACCGACAACATTGTTCTCCACAGGGAGAAGGCATGGCACGGCCTCGGCACCGTCGTCGAGGAAGCACCCACCACCGAGGAAGCCCTTCAACTCGCCAACATGGACTGGAACGTCAACCAGACCATGGGCGTTCGTGGTGGCACCTCCAACGGCGACACCTTCCACTCGGACAAATGGGTTCTCAATGTACGCAGTGACACCAGCGAAGTGCTGGGCTGCGTGTCAGAGAACTTCAGCCCCATCCAGAACACGGAACTCGCAACCTTCTGCGAAGAACTGTCGATGGATTCCGTGGTCAAGGTGGAGTCGGCGGGGAGCCTGTTGGGGGGACGAAAGGTCTGGTTCCTCCTCAAGACCGACTCCTTCAACGTCGGCCCCAACGACGACCCCGTCACCCCCTACATCCTCGTCGCCAACGCACACGACGGCAGCCTGTCCTTCACCGGCATGACGACCTCCGTCCGTGTCGTGTGCAACAACACGCTGTCGTGGGCCATGCAAGGCAGTGGCAAGGTGTTCTCGTATCGACACACCTCCAAACTCCACAGCCGACTACCCGCTGCCAAGATCGCCATGCGTAAGGCACTCGTTGGTAAGCAGGACTTCGTAGATGCCTGCAATCATCTCCGCAACGTCACCATGACCGGAGAGCAGGTGCAAGCCTTCTTCCTCGACATGTACGCCAAGGTTGTTGACCCCATCGTCAAGATGAACAGTGCCGAGCGTACTAATGCGGAAGAGTCGGATCGTCGTTACAACAACGCACTCAGCAACATCTACGACATGTCGATGACCTTTGACATGGAGCATGACGTTGCCGGTGCTACCTACTGGAACGCATTCAACGCCACCAGTCGCTGGCTCCAGAACCGTGTCCGCAAGGGTGGCGACACACAGTCAGTCAACAAGGTGATGGGTGTTGCAGCCGACAACACCAGCAAGGCATTCAAGTTGGCACTTGCTGCCGCTGGCTCTTGAGCCTCCTAGCCCCTCATCCCTTTGCGACCGCGAGGGGTGGGGGTGCTTTCTCGTGTGTGGTTCGGGAGCCTGTAACCAATGAGTGCGGCTTCACTTTGCTGCCCCCCACTTCCAGTACAAGTCAGCGTTTAGAACCTTTCGGTTGACTTATCTTGGTGGGGGGTATGAAGTCGTGGGGCTCCCGAATCCTTTATTCTGTCACGGCAGAATAAGGATCAAAGGACTCAAACGTAGAAGGTAGCAACCGGGCCTTCTTAGCAGTACTAAGATCCAGTTCTTCTGGCGTTCGAGACTTCAAGGTCTCAAGTCTTTCTTCAAGGTAAGGACGCACCTGAGGCCGCATGTCGGGAGTCATCCTCTTGTACATGCGTTCCTTAAGAGGAACTTCCCGTAGTTCTATTGCCTTGTCTACCTGCATCTTGGAGACAGACAAGGGAAACTTGAATCTCTTTTCAAAGTTGCTCTTGATCTTGTTCGCTTTAGCCATGTCATTGGCAAGCATTGCATCAAGATACTTACGACGCTCGTCTACAACAGCCTGTCTGTTCTTGACCAAGAACCGATTCAACTCCTTGTCATTCTTGAACATATAGGAGTTAAATCCAAGGCTGCCGAGGACGCTTCTAATCCCGCTTCGATATTCCAGAAGACTTCCGTCTGCTCGGTAGATCGGGATCTGTCCTTGGTCATTCATCTTTGACCAGTCTGCTGACTCTCTTTGCAGTCCCCCCAAATACCCGGATGGGTTTGTAATCCGA